AACTGGTCGAGTGAAGGATACTTCATCTCCATCATCAGATTATCATCAAGTTGGATCTGTTTATTGTGATCCTCATTCTCAATGACCTTGATATCTTCCAGATCAATCTTCACAGGGATGGATGTCTCACCATCGTCAGGTGCAATGATATTGACCTCAACCTCTTCACCAACAGACTTACCCCTAATGTTGAGGAACAGATATTCAATATCAAAGGTGGGGAGATTTTCTACCTTGATACCTCTGGTCGAGATACAACCTTTGATGACAGATTTAATAGCATTAGTGATCTGTTTAGTATCCTCACTCTCCAATGCAAGGACCAACAACTTCTCTTCTTTGACTAGGAAGGGTCTGAATTTAATCTTCTGTTTAGTGGAAGGCAACTCAAGTTCATAAGTTGGAGTAGCAATCTTTGGTAAAGGCATAATATCTAATAAAGATTTCAGTAACAATATTTAGTTGCGTTTTCGACGCTTTGGTGTAGGGATACCCAGGTCATGTTCGGTCAGAACTTTGAACTGAATACCGTTGTCCTTTGCATATTCACTAGCCGCATTCCATTTTGCTTGGTTGACTGCGTATGTGGTAACTTCTTTGATGAAGGACTTAGTTACCTTTCCAGACTTTTTAGGTTCCAGACATTGTTTAGCAGGTTTGATCTCGATAATGTATCGACAAATTCTACCGTCCTGATGACGAATTTGAACTATCCCATCAGGATAATATCTATGCACTCTATTGTCAACTGGACTTACATATGGAATAGAGAACTCCTCTGATGCATACTTCAATACAGCATCATTCCTGTCACACCACTTAAGAAAGTGAAGTTCCCAACTACTCCGGTAGACAATGTTCCTTGCATCCCCCATATATTTCTCGGGATTTTGAGGATGAAATCTACCCTGATGATACTTAGATCCTCTGGGCATCAGTTATACATAGTATGATAGTAGTAAGTATTTAGATGGCAAGTAGAGGAGGGGAACCGGAACCCAAACCCATCAAGACATCTCTAATTAAAAGTCGTATCCTCAATGTTGCGACCCCTAATAATTACGTGGTTAATTTTACTCCACCACAAGCTGTGAAGACGTTTATGGAGAAGAGAGGTTTTGACCCTGACTTGATGAGAGAGGATATTGAACTCAGATGTGTTATCACGACAACTCCTGGAACATCATTTCTTACTCACTCAGTAAGTGCTGACTATCATGGTGTGGTTGAAGAGATACCTTATAGAAGAGCATACGAAAATGAAATTGGTATGACCTTCATCGTTGATAATAATTATGATACTGTAGCGTTCTTTGAAGCCTGGGTTGATTATATGAGTGGTGTTGGTCCTGTTAAACCTAGAGATGCATATAAGAATAATCCTTACGTTAATTACAGGATGAATTATTATGGTGGTAAAAATGGATATAAGTGTGATAAATTATTCATCACCAAATTTGAAAGAGACAATACAGGATTTGAACCAATTAAAGAGTCAAGAGATAATAAAAAATTAATGACATACACATTGATTAATGCATATCCTAAACAAATAAATAGTATGGACCTAGCCTATGGTCCAGCTGAAGAGTACTTAAGACTCGCAGTAACCTTTGGTTACTCTCGTTATGTAAGAGAAAGAACCGTATTGAAGGATCAAGAAGAATGAAATCGTTTTATCAATTCCAAGAAGACGCATCTTCTCAAACACAATCTGCTGTCAGTGGTTCTGGATCGTTCAAGGGTGGTAGTGATTATAGACCAGGTGGAACCGACCAGTCATTTAAAAAGAGACCTAGCACTGGTTTAGGTAAGGTTGCTGGTGCTGCTGCAGCTGCTGCGGGTCGTGCTCTTAGAGATAGAATGGGGAGACCAAGACCTGAGAAAGCTGCTGAACCCGTAGACGGAAGATATCGTATTAAAAACAAAGCTGCCACACCCAAACCTGAGAGGGGTGGTGCTCTTGCAAAGAGACCTGAGAAAACATCAATGGTCCAAAAGAAAACCGCAGCATCTAAACAACCACCTCAACATAAACAGATTGATGCAAGACCTGCTTCTACAGCCATGGCTGGTAGTAGACAGAGACCAGCTATCAGACCAAGTGCTGAAAGAAAAGCATTACCTCCCTCTCAACAGAAGAGACTAGAAGCACAACCTAATAGACCTGCACTTCCTCAGGCTCGTGGATGAGGAACAACAGGATTATCTAACCAGTACTGTCAATCGTTTTGAAGACGATACGGAGGTCAATCGTATCAAAGCATTGAGAGATGAAGATGATATGATGCTCGAACTTATTGATAAGATGCAGACTGATGTGGAAGTAATTCCTACTGTCGGTCAATACTTCACCTTTATCTACAAGGCAAAGACACCAAGGGTTGAGTATGATAGGTTCCCTCTGGTTGCAGTGACTAGTATATACCGATGGGGATTCACTGGTATCAACTTTCACTGGGGTGCAAGTAGAAATTACACATGGCCCGAGGTTCAGAGTGGTCTCTACAGAGTTTATCCAATGGAACTCAAGGCCTTAAGAGCCATTCCATATCAAAGTTTCACGATAAATAACTAAAATACTCCTGGTGTAATGTCAGTTAAAAGTCAAAATACGATATGGAATGGAGTAGCTGTAGAGCAACGTATTAATTTTGATACGGGGCAGATGGAAGTTTATACCATTCCTAAATCTAGTTTTGGTAACCCAATAGGTCCACCCGTAAAGTTGGCTGAGACAGTTCAGAGTGGCACTAAAAACAAATGGAAAATAGACGAAACCCAAGTAGGCATATATAAAACCCTCATCAATCAGAATGGAACTAAAAACTATAAAAATGATAAAGAATTTTTGAAGGATTTTAATAATAGTCTGGTTCCATCATTTAATCTTGATAGGGCCATCGTTTTTAATGACAATGAAAATTATTCCACTCAACAAATTGCAAGAGAGAAGAGAGAAAAACTTTTTAATCTTAATATCCCCCTCACAGTAAATCCCAAGACTGGAATTGTAGTAAGTTCTGATGGAGTAGCATCAACACAACAACTCACAGGTGAGCAACAAGTTGAAGAAAACAATGATGATGGTGGTGGTGGTCTTCCGACACTAGGGGATGGTGAAACTAATAATTTAATTGGAGAAACTGAAGACAGCGACAGAGTAAGAAGAGAAGCTGAAGCTAATGAGGCAGGTGATCGGCGAGGGGGTGGTAAAAATGTGACTTATAGGTATCCACTTGATGAACCTGGTGGTCCATTTGAATATGATTACATTAGTATCACAGCTCGTGATTATGTAGCTTCAGGTCTCAATGTTGGAGGCACCTCAAAAGGTAAAAAAACTTACTACGACGCTGATAAAAATTTAGGTCAAGCATATGAACAGGTGATATTTCCAATGCAACCTCAGCTCAGTGAAACAAACGCAGTTAATTGGTCAGACGATCAACTCAATCCCGTTCAAGCTGCGTTAGGTAATGCTGCATTTAATATAATCAATGAAACAGATTTCGGCAACATCAGCGCAACGTTAAAAGGTATACAAGGTGCCTTTGGAGATTTAGCAAAAACGGCAACTGATTTCTTGAAGGACTCTGGAACAAAACAGGCGGTTGCTGCATATTTTGCTGGTCAAGCTGTTGGTGCTAATCTTCAAGGAAGATTGACAGGTCAGGTAATTAATCCAAACCTTGAATTACTTTTTAATGGTCCTAACTTGAGGACATTCAATTTTAATTTTAGACTCACTCCTAGAACACCAGAAGAATCAGAAGTAATCAGAAAAATTATCTTTGCATTCAAGAGAAATATGGCTGTTCAAAGAACATCACAAGGTCTATTTCTCAGATCACCGAGACTTTTTCAGTTAAAATACATTTACAAAAATGGGGGTCAACACCCATATCTAAATAAGTTCAAGCCTTGTGCTATGTCCAACTTTACGGTAAATTATACACCTGATGGATCATACGCAACATTTGAAGAGACAGGCTCATTGACTGCCTATGATCTCACGATGTCTTTTAGTGAGATCATGCCTATCTATTCCCAAGATAATGAGTACACCGAAAATCCACAGGACATGGGATTCTAATGGCAGAAAAATATTTCAGAACTATACCCGACTTTGATTATGTCAACAGGACCAAAAGTGGTCAGAACATTTCTGACTACACACAGGTCAAGAACATTTTCAAGAGAGGAAAACTTAGAGAAGACATCTTTGAGGATCTTACATTCTTCACTAAGTATCAAATCAAGGGTGACATGAGACCTGATGAGGTTGCATACGACGAATACGGTGATGAGAATCTTGACTGGGTGGTGATGTTGTCTAATAACATTGTCAACCTGGCTACAGAGTGGCCATGGACTCAGGAAGCATTCGATAATTATCTGAATAATAAGTATGGGTCAACTGAAAAAATTTACGAGACAAGACATCATGAAACAAACTTAATTCAGGACAGCAACAAGAGGACCATTGTTCCTGCAGGTCTTATTGTTCCGAGTAATTTTAGTTTAACTTTCTTTGATGAAGGTTTGAATCAGATGATTACAAGATCATCAGTGTTCCCTGTCTCAAACTACACACATGAACTTAGAATTCAAGACGCGAAGAGAAATATCTTTTTATTGAAACCAATCTATGTTGGTCTGGTAATTGAAGATCAACAAGACTTTATGCCATATACACCAGGATCAAGTCAATATGTGTCTGATAGATTGGTAAGAGGAGAGAACATTAGACTTTATAATTGAGCCTAATAGACAAAAAAATACCCCGGAAAATTTTTCCGAGGTATTTGAATTTATAAGGCGACTTTTGTATCAGGACTCAGCAAGCTTACTGAAGTAACTCATCGGGTCGTCTTCATCATCTCCTTGTTTTTTAATAAAAGGAGATTTACTGACAGTAATATCAGGAGCGTTGAAGTCATCACTTGCCTTTGAAGACTGGTAGGAGTCTTCGAGCTTCTTAGTGATCTCTTCTTCACTGATGGTCTTACGTTCTGTTGCTGCGTAGTTATCATACTCAGTCTCTTCCTCTACGGTTGATCTACGGGTGGACTTACTGCCCAAGACATAATCAAGACGCTTCTTCAGTTCATCATAGGACTTGAACTGATCGGGAGCAGTGAAAGCTGTCAGTGAATACTGCTTCTTCCAGATTGCTTCCATAGCATCGTCGTCATCCAAAAGTGGAGACACACGATCAAACTCTGAACTGTCATAGTTCCAGTAACCCTGGACCTTCTTCAGTTTCAGTTTGAAGTTTGCACCTTGCCAGAAGTCAAAGGGATTGATCGGAGTCTCATCCTCAAACTCAGGTTGCATTGCTTCCATGATCTTGTCAAAGATCTTTTTACCGAACTTGTACAGGAAGACCTTACCCTCATTCTGAGGATTGGCTTTGTCTTGTACAACGTAGATGTTTGCGTAGAAGGAAAGTTTACGCTTCTGTTTACGACATGTTTCCTTGTCTGCTTCACTACCACTGTTCCACAGTTCACGGTTCAGTTCACCGATAGGATCCTTACCACCAATAGTGGTCAGGGAGTTCTCGATATACCAACCACCAGGACCCTGGAAGGCGTGAGAGAAAAGCTTCACCCAAGGGAGATCTTCACCCTCAGGAGCAGGAAGGAAACGAATAACGGCATAACCGTTACCTGACTTATCCATTTCTGGCTTCCAGAGACGGTCATCTTGACCACCTCCACCACCGTTTTGTTTCTCGACTTCCTTGACTAGTTTCTGAGTCAAAGAACCCAAAGAAGATTGTTTTTTAAGGTCTGCAAAACCCATTTCGTGTACCTCGTATTAAACGTATTTGGCTTGTTGGTTAAGTTTTGGTGGGGGACCTAACCACCCCCATAGTATAGGACCCTCAACGGGACTCGTCAAGAGACTTCCTCATGTTTTCCACGATATTACCCATGTTTTTAAAAACATAAGTCAGGTCAACATCAGCTGGGAACCCCAGTTGTTGTGCAGATTCAATGATGTTTTCTTTCATGGCTTTAGCTGCAGGATCATCAGACAAACTCATCCGAGTATAGAGAACCTGTTGTTTCTTCAACAACTCCTCTAACATCTCAACATGCTCTAATTTATCCTCGTTTGTCATAGTTGAAAACGAGAATACTTTTTCATAGATTACCTCCTGTAAGTCGGCAATCTCTTTCATTTCTTCCTGAACTATTTCTGAGTCAAAGAAATTCATTCGACTACTTCTGTCTCCGCTACGGGTTCTTCAGTTGCATTCTCCTTCTCGATCTGTTCAAGGACATCAATAGCACCAAGAACTTTCAAATACATTTCTCTAGCAGATTCAATTTGTGTTTCCAATTCAGTCTTTTGCTTTCTCAGATTTTCAAGCACAGTAGCATTATCAAGTGCCATGAATAATTACCTCCTTAAGGATCGATTTAAACTTGAATACATCAATATGTATAAAGGAATTATACTTGTCAATTCTCATAGATAAGAACTTCCAAACGGGATCATCCAGTATAATATCGAAGTCTTTTTTGAACCCAATGATCTTGTTTAGAATGACCATAGATTCAAGGGATAAGTTCTTCGCCAAGTGTTCCTTGACGACAGGTGGGTGACGTTTACCCTCAATCTTAAACATACCATCAAAGTCACGGTTTGTAAAGACGTTTTCTATCTCTGATTTAAACGTATACGTAAGTGATTGTAACCTTCTCTTCCAGTCGGTGTAGTTCTGTTCCCCATTTCTAACAATCTCCCCAATCCAAAGAGACTGAGGATCATCGCAAGTAACAAAATTGGAAACAAAAAATTCAATGACTTCTGTATCATCTTTCTGTCGAGATAGTTTTTCAAAAAAGTATCTGTCCTTTCTTTTATAGAAGGACTCAAGAGATGCGCGTGACTTACCACCATAACGATGATAATCGTATTTTTCTTTTGTAAAATGGTTCTTTAGTCCAAGGTAGGACTTATAACAATCAAAGGGTTTCACCTTGGGGATCATAAAGGGAGTTTGGCATGAGATGTTTTCTTCAGTAAGTTTAACTCCATAGCCTCAGCTTTCAACCGTTCCTTCAGAGGTTTTGATATAAGTTTAGGAATGGATTCAATATCAATACTATTCTTTTCACAAAAGTATACGATAGCATCGACATACTTCATGTCAGCATTGTCCTTGACAATGTTCTCTATCTCCTCAGCAAACGTCCGACTGCTGTAGAATTTCTTTTCGATCAACTGATCTACACTAAGTTCTTCAGCTTTTGCCATACTGGGATAACTTAAATTGAACAAACTCTCTAATATATTCGGTGAGAAGTTTGATGTACTTACTCTTGTCATACTGTTCATAAACGACACATTCCCCATCCTCACAGGACATAATGATAACAAATTTTTTAACTGAGATACCAGTCATCTCATACAACATACATGCGTAGGCAGCACACTGGATGTAGTAACCTTCGACCCACTTCTCAGGCTTGGGTTTCTTGCTTGTCTTGAAGTCAATGACAGCAAGTTCACCTTCATACTCTGCGATACAATCGACGGTACCGGCAACTCCTAACTGTTTGGAGAACAGTGACTGTTCGATAGCATGGATGTTATCAATCTTGTCTAGAGTAGGTTTAGCTTGTTTGAATAGAAAATCAGACAGGGGTTGTACACTAGGGAGTTCTTTATTGAGAAGATAGTTTTCAGTCAGTGTGTGCATGTCAGTACCACGACTGGTTGCAGCCTTGGTAATCTTGTTTGCTTCATCTACACCGACTCTCTTTCTCCACTTCGTGAAAATCTCACGATTGTGATGACTAATAACAGAGGTAATCGAAACAAGTTTCTTACCGTCTGGAGTATCATAATACCGAACCCCATCAATCATCTCTCTGGTAAGAGACGGGTAATTTATTTCAACATGGTTAAACATTACATACCGAGTTCAAGTTTGGCAATGATGTACTCCTTAACGAGTCCACTTCTACAGATATCCTCTGCATTGAATTCAATTGTATCAAAGGATGGCATGTTAGTCAAGATACGCATGAAGTCTGCAATACCATTCCTCTCATTCTGTTTGGTCAAGTCAGACTGAGTTGCATCACCACAGAACATGATCTTAGAGTTCTCACCAATACGGGTAATCATAGAGTCAAGTTCGTGGAAGTTCAGATTCTGAAACTCATCAACTATGACAATAACATTATCCAGTGTGGTACCACGGATGAATGATGTAGACCAGAAAGAGATAGTTCCCTGTGCCTTGAGGTTGTTATACAACATCTCAAACGATGCATCATCAGGCATCTCAAACATGTACTTAACCATGTTCTTGTATGGGATTTGATACAAAGAGGACTTATCCTCATGGTCACCAGGAAGGAAACCGATCTCTCTGGTGGGTACAAGGGATCTGACGATGTAGATCTTCTCGTAAGGTGTCTTAGGGTCTAGAACATCCAGAAGGGCGTTGTAAAGGGTAATAAATGTCTTTCCTGTACCAGCACAACCATATGCAACTAGATTCTGTTCTTCCTTATACTTATCAAAGAAGGTCTCTTGATTAGGAGTGATAGGTTCAACCTTCTTGATAAAATCAAGATTGATAGGCTTTTTCCTCTTCATCATTTTATTACTCATACCGAAGGGAACGGGATTAGAAGTACTTCCAACACCTGTTTTCTTTTTTGCTGGCATAAAATTAGTCGTAGTGTTTGAGAGTAGAGCCGGGTTGTTTTTGAGCCTTTGAGATTACATCTTTCCAACCGGGGTGTTTTGTATAGATTTTATTAAATGGATCACCCATTTCTACACCCATAACAGGAGCATTGTCGGGAGTGTAGTATCTCTCCCATGTAGGGTTGTCACTAAGCCATTGATCCCAGTCATGAATACTCATGACAATTTCTTTCTCTTCACCCGTCTCTTTGTTTCTTACTGGGTATGTTGCCACGTTGTCTCCATTGTAATGTGTATATTTATTACCAGTCAAGAGCCTCAGCAATGACTGGGAATTGATTCCTGAAGATATTCTTACAGGAAAGTGCGATGTCCATGTGTTCCTTCTGTGTTCCATTAGCTGAACGGAGTTCGATATAATGAATCCATGAACGAACAGAGCCTGTCATGTACATCCTTGTGGGTGTTGCCAGTGGAAGAACGAATCTGGCACATTCCTTTGCAACTCCTGCACCCAACATTTGATTGTAAAGACTCTGTGCAGAACTGAAGAGAGTGACCATTTGACGTTCCAGTTTGTCCACCACTTCAGGATCAAGATCATCGATACTATTCTGACGGTTCTTGTCATCCTGACGACGAAGTTCAGGAAGTTG